AATCCACTTATACCACTGCCATGCCAACCAGGTATCAGGGTAGTCACACCAACTGTTAACACGACAGTGTTTGTCAATGGATTTTTACCAGCAGTGACAGGAGATCAGGCAGCAATGTTAGGAACACCCAGACCCTTGACAGGACCGTTCCAGCATGTTAATATACTAATAGGTACACGACTATAACATGGCATACATGGGATCAGACGGCAATTACATTGCTGCAAAACCAAAGACTACTAGACAAGGTAAATCAAAGCATACAAAGCTTTCTGCAACTTCTCGTAATGGAACAAAGAAGCGTTACAGAGGACAGGGCAAATGAGCACTGACGAATTACTGAGGATTGCTTCGGCACTTGAGAGGATCGCAGATGCTTTTGAGAAAGAGTTGCATATTGACATTGATCATGCCCATATTGATGATATCGGTGAAATACACGGTGACGTGGTAACTCATCCGAAGCAGTTTTAGGGCGAGGTCTCCGACCCGAAAACGCCGAGGGACTTTAAAGTACTATACAAATTATGAAAATTAATAAGATAGAAGTTGATGAAGATCGTAGTATTATCATCATAGATGAGGCTTTCACCTTTGGTGAGCAGCAAGCACTGTATGATACTTGTATGATGTTAAAGTATACTTGTGCAAATTCAAGTAACTTTGATATACAAAATATTGCTGATAGAAGACTAACAGCAAACTTACCTCAACTTATTGAAAGTAAGTTAATGGATAATGGTGCTGAAGGTGAACGATATAGAAAATCTATCTGTCCGACATGTGGTGAGGAAGAGCATAAAAAACATGACACTGCTAAGAGGGATGTTTTAAAATTGCCTGAAGATAATATATGTACTGCTATTTTTCATAATAATGATCGTATGCAGAATTTCGCTCAATTCATTCCTCCCGATGAATATGAATTTGCAAATGCATATGTTAATATGGGACTTGTGAATGACTCTCATGACATCCACGTAGATGCTCCTACAACAGGTCAAGGTATAACTATGCTAGTTTACCCTAATCTTAAATGGAAAAGCAGTCACGGTGGCGAGACGGTCTTCTATGAGGAAGATAGAACTGAAATGGTATACTTAAATCCATATGTACCAGGTAGAATATGTATTTTTGATGGAAGTGTCCCTCACTGTGCAAAACCTCAAGCATTAATTGGACCTAAGTATAGGTTTACTATTGCATGTAAATTTATTAAAATTAAAGAAGAAGAAGGAGATTTACTAATGTTGGATAGAGATACAGAAGTAGCAGATAAGGAAGATCAATTCTAATGTATAAAGCATTACCTAGTTGTTTAGAAGTAAAAAATAGTACTATTGCAGGGCAAGGACTATTTGCTAAAGAAGATATACCAGATGCCATTTATCTTGGTGTATCCCATATAGTACTGAATGGTGAGATTATGAGAACCCCTCTAGGTGGGTTTGTAAATCATAGTGAGGATCCAAATTGTGTTAAAGGCTATGAAGAACAAAAATGGGGTAAGGTCTATCATATGACAACGACCAAACCTATTAAGAAGGGAGAAGAGTTGTTTTTAAAGTATACATTTTACAAAGTTACATAAACTCGCTAAATAACTACTGACTCCGTATATTGTCGGTAAATGGCGACCAAGTTGTCCTTCAAGGACATTAATATTAGTTTTAAGAAGCATCCTGTTACTGGTGACCTTGTTGTCAGTAGGGATGCTTCTGCTATTAAACAGGCAATTATAAATTTATTACTTACAAACAAAGGTGAGCGTTTATTTCAACCAGATTACGGTTCTGATATTAGAAGTCAATTATTTGAACCCTTAGACTACGCTACTGCTGCAAGTATAAAGAGTTCCATATTATATACTATAAGAACATTTGAACCAAGAATTAGTGTAGAAGAACTTATATGTTCTCCAGACTATGCAGACAATGGTTTTAGTGTTGAAATGACATATGTTATAACAGGTTCCGATGAACCACCAACAAATGTAGAATTCTTCCTAGCTAGAACAAGATAATGCCATATACCCAAGTAAACAATTTAGACTTTGCTGATATAAAGACTGCCATCAAAGAGTACATGAGGGCAGAGACAGATTTTACTGATTATGACTTTGAAGGATCTGTTATAAGTCAATTGATTGATGTATTAGCATATAATACGTACTACACAGCGTTTAACGCTAACATGGTAGTCAATGAACTGTTCTTAGATTCATCCACCTTGAGAGACAACGTGGTTGCTCTGGCGAAGCAGATAGGGTATGCACCGAAATCTATTACAGCACCAAAGGCAGCAATTAATCTACAGTTATTGTTTACTGGCAATTCAGCACCTAGTACAATTATATTAAAAGCAGGTACAGGATTCATTACAAACTACGATAATACTTTATATGAGTTTATTGTTGCAGAGGACTATAGGAAGGAAGTTGTTAACGGTACTGCCACTTTTAATGATCTGCCTGTATATGAGGGTTCTTTAATTCTTGACAAAACTACAGTAGATACATCACTTAATAATCAAAGGTTTATCATTAATAATAGTGGTGCAGATATTAGTACACTTAAGATAAAGGTATTTGAAGCAGCAAATTCAACCGTATCAAATACTTATGAAAAAGCAGATAATATCTTATCTGTTGGTTCTACTGATAGAGTATTCTTCCTTAGTGAAGTAGAAGACGAGAAATATGAAATATTCTTTGGTGATGGTGTATTAGGAGAGAAACTAAGTAATAGCAATGTAGTTGAAATTTCATATGTTACCACTAGTGGTTCTTCTACTAATGGTGCAAAGACTTTTACATTTAACGGAACTATCACTGATGGTGATGGTAATTCTGTAAGTGCTCCGTTTTCCGTAAATACATTGACAACTTCTTCCGTAGCAAGCGGAGGTGCAGAGATTGAATCTGTATCTGATATCAAATTCAATGCTCCTAAGTATTTTGGATCGCAGAATAGAGCAGTTACTTCCAATGATTACTCTGCTATTGTCCGTAAGATATATCCTGCAATCAGTGACATTATAGTATTTGGTGGTGAAGAGCAAGAACCCCCTGCATATGGTAAAGTGTTCCTTTCTATTAAACCAACTGAAGCAGCATCACTCTCAACATTTACTAAAAACCAGTTGACGACTGAACTTAAGAAGTATACAGTTGCTTCTATTAGACCAGAGTTTATTGATCCTTCTATTCTTTATGTTGAATTGGACAGTGGTATTTACTTTGATGGTACAAAGACTAAGTTACTTACTACTGATATTGCGTCAAAAGTTTCTAAAGGCGTACAAGACTATTTGAAAACATCAGGAACAGAGAAGTTTAACGGTAAATTTAGGTATAGTAAATTTGTTAGTGTCATTGATGGTGCAGATCGTGCTATCAGTTCAAATGATACTTCAATAACTATGAGGAAAGATTTTATTGGACAGATAAACTCATCTTCATACTATGAAATATGTTATAAAAATGCGTTCTTGAAAGATTGTGATTCTTCAGTGGTTTCATCTACTGGCATGACAGTCTTTGAACATCCAAATTACACTGCATATCTAGAGGATAGAAATGGTAAATTGGTGCTATATAGACTAGACTCCATCACTGGTGATAAAATCTTGTTGAATGATTCAGTGGGTGATGTTGATTATGATAAGGGTGAAATTAAAATTTATGATTTTACTATCTTAAAAGGAAGTTTTTCTGACAATCGTATTGAACTACGAGTAAAACCTGCTAATAAAGATATTGAAGTAAAGCGTGAGATGTATCTAGATGTAGATGTATCAAATAGTAAATTCATTGCGTATAAAGAGTAGTGCCAAAAACTGCGAACAAAGTCTCATTTTTAATTGAGTCTCAATTACCTGATTTTATTAACGAAGAGTATGAACTGTTTAGTAAGTTTGTACAAAAGTATTATGAGCAGAATGAGATTCAAGGTCAACCGTTGGATGTTATCAGTAACCTCCAACAGTATCGTGATGTAGATTTTTATGAGAAGAATATATTAAAGCAGTCTACTACTACCAATGCATATGTACAGGATGTAGACAAAACAATTGATGTTGTTGATGCATCTTCTTTTCCTGCGAATGGTGGTTATATTAAAATTGATGATGAGATCTGTTTCTATAAAAGTAGGACTGACACACAGTTATTAGAAGTAAGTCGTGGTGTAAGTGGTAATACAAAGATTGGTGATCTTTATGAGAAAAGCACTTTTGTAACAACACAGGCAGATAATCATATACTAGGGTCTACTGTACAAAATATCAGTAACCTATTCTTATATTCATTAATCAAGAGTTTTGAGAAACAATATCTAGATAATTTTCCAGAAGCATATCTGAAAGGAGATATTGATAAGAGAACTCTTATTAAGAATATAACATCTTTTTATAAAGCAAAGGGAACAGACGATTCAGTTAAGTTCTTATTTAAGTGTCTTATTGATAATGATCCAGAACCATCAATACTTTATCCAAGAGATCATACATTAAAATCTTCGGATTCTAATTGGATTAGTAATTACTCAATCAAAGCAAAGGTTTTATCTGGAAATGTAAATGATTTAATTGGTAGAAAGATCACACAGACAACAGGAGATTATGCTTCTGCTATTGTTGATAACATCCAATATGCTGGAAAGTATGATGGTGATGATTTATATGAACTAATCTTATCAGAATCTAGTGTTAATGGTGTATTTTCTGTTTCTACTAAAACAACATTAATCAAATCTATAGGAGCAACACTAGGTATTGGCGATAGAGTTAATGTTTTCTCCACAATGGGGTGGGAAAACGAAGGGAAGTTTACTATTGATAGTGAAGTTTTTACATTTAGTGATAAAAATGTAAATCAATTTATTATTAAGTCTAGAACAAGTAATGGTACATATGACATTGGAGATGTTGTAACATTTGGTTCTGATGTAAGTGGTAATGGAGTAGAATTGCTAGTCTATGGTGTTGTATACAATTTAGAATCAGATACTAAAGTTCCTTACTCAAGTTCTGGTGATACCATTGATATTTCTGAGTCTGGTTTCCTTACTGAAGATATAAAGATATTTGATGCACAGAATAATCTTAGATGGACTATTGGTGGTAGTACACCTGCTATTGCCGATTTAAATTCTAACGTTTCGGCAATCTATGAAGACGTTGATTCATATTACATTGCATCGTCTGGATTTCCATCACATACTATTGGAACGTTACCTTCTGATGCAGCAGATCAGAAACATTTAAAGATTATAAGAAAGAACCCAATATCTACAACTGAGTCTTATGAGACTAAGTATAGAGACGTTGGTATTGCTATTAATGGAATACCATTTTTGAGTTATAAGGATGAAGAAGTAATACTCAATGGTCCTCTTCAAAAAATTGCTGTAGGTAAAAGAGGTAATGGATATAAGAAACCACCTTTTGTTTTAGTTGATGGAGTTGATAACTTAGCAAAGGTAAATCTTGCTGGTGAAGTTGTTGAGTCTGTAACAATTGATACATTTGGTAGTTATACATCTGTTCCTACTGTTGAAATATTATCTGGTAGAAATGCCACAGTAACTGCTATCATCACATCTGGTGAGATTACTAGTATTACTATTAATAATGCAGGTGAGTACTACTCTTCTTCACCTGAAGTTAGAATCTCTGACTTAGCAGGTAGAGGACAATTTGCTGTATATACATCAGAAGTATCAACTTCTGGTCAATTGACTAATTTGGTTAAAGTCAATGGTGGTAAAGGATATACTTCAGGTAATGTCTTGATAGATATCATTCCTGTAGGATCTGGTGCTACTGCAACTGCTATTATTAAAGAGTGGAGGAAGGATAGATTTAAGAAGACAACTGTAGATTCTGAGAATGGTACGTTCTTTTATAACTATGTTACTTCTATAGGACAAGGATATGGTTATCTTGCATCTCCTACTACATTAAGGTCTGGTGATACTGGAAGTAACCATTCACCTATTATAGGGTTTGCATATGATGGTAACCCCATATATGGTGCTTATGGTTACTCAGATGCTCTAGATGCATCTAGTTCCATTTCTAAAATGAGCAGTAGTTATATGCCATCAACTACTAGAGATGGTGGTCCTGCTATTGCCACTTATCCAATTGGCACATTTATTGAAGATTGGATCTATGTTCATGATAGAGGGACATTAGATAAGAATAATGGACGTTATTGTGTTACACCTGAATTTCCAGATGGTACATATGCATACTTTGTTGCATGTGATAACACGAATACACCAGTATTTCCTTATATCATTGGCAAATGTTATTATTCTCTGCCAGTTGACTCTAACTATAATTCTGCATTAAATCAATATGATTTACCAGTAAATGCAAAAAGACTTAGAACTTCTGATATTGAAAGTAATGGTGACGGAACAGTTCTCCAAATACAGGATGTAACTAGTGGTAGTATATCATCTGCTACAATAGAAACATCTACTGATACATTCTCTGTTGGTTCTAAACTTGTTATTGATGAATCTGGCACTGGTGGATCTGGTGTAGATGGAGAAGTTGAATCTATTAAAGGAAAATCAGTAATCTCAATTGAGTCTCAAACTGATAAAGTATTATATTTAACTCTAAGTAGTAATGCATACCTCTTTGATGGTGATAGAGTAACACAAGGGTCTGTAACAGGGCGTGTAGTTGGTAATGTATTCTCTGCTACCAAGTTCCCTATTAAGTCTGTCACAGGCACATGGAGTGCTTCTGGGACACTTACATCTGATACTAAAGTATTGACTTTGCTTCTTGATAAAAATTCCTCATATACAAAAGGTGCTATTTTATCTTTAGGAGATGGTGTAGCACTTCCTGTTGCTAAAGGTGAAGTTTTAGAAACTACATCATCACAAAATAGTGTTAAGGTTAAGGTTACTCAGGTTGGGTTTACAGTTTCATCAACATTATTCATCACTAGTTCTGATTTATTGAACACACCTGGTTCAAAAATCATTTCTATTACATCTTTAAGTGAAAACTTAGGTATCAGTACAATACAAGATAATGTTGCTTTACTTACAACAGGATCAAATCATAGTGTTGCTGAAGGAGAAAAAGTAACAGTTGATGTAAATCCTAGTGATGCTACATCCACAACGTCATTTAATGTAACATCTGCTGTATATCAAGAAGTAACCGTTGAGATCCCTGTTGTAGCAACGACTCTTAGCGATAGTGGAATTGGAAGATTTGAAATATTAAACGGTGGTGCAGATTATACTCCAAATCAATATGCTGATATAGCACTATCGGGTGGAACAGGAAGTGGTGCAAAAGCAACAATTACAGTTTCAAGTGCTGGTGTAGTTAATGAAATTACATTAACTGACAGAGGAACTGGATATAAAAAGTATGATGTATTGACTGTAGGTGATTCTGACTTAGTAAAAACAAATGCAAATACAGCATCACTGAAAATAGAAGTTGATCATGCAGGTTTTGCTAAGGAAAGAACAGATCTCATAGTTACCAGTGCTATAGGTTTCAGTGTTAATGATAAACTTATCATTGGTAGTGAGATTGTAACAATATCAAGTATTAATAATAATATTATTACTGTGGTTAGAGGAACTAAACCAGTTGATCATTTTAATGAGACATCTGTTACTTTACAAGATGCAGGATTTACTCTCAATAGTGGATATCAGATCAATCAAGAAACTGCTGATACAACCCAACCATATGTTGTATCATATGATACAATAACTCAAACAGTAGTGTTTAGGTATGGGTATGGTGCTACTCCAACGTATCTTACATTAAGTTCTGTATTTAAGGATCAAAGTACTCCTACTAATAGAGTTGTTAACATAAGCAATGTCACTGACCCTGTTACATGTTTTGAGATTGATGGTGAAAGGAACAAAGTAATTGATATTAAAAAATATTACAAGTATAAGTTCAATACTTCTCACTCATCAATGATTGATAAGAAGTTTGATCTATCACCTAGTATCAATTATAATGTTGTTACTGCTGAGAAAGAAACTCCTAATACAAACGAAGTTAATATTAAAGTTGGTTTTGGTCCTAGAATTGCAACTAACACATATACCACAAAAGTAGAAAGCAGATATAATAAGTATTACTATTTTGATAATAACAATAATGCAAATGCAGAGGGTGCATACTTAAATGTTATTGATGATACTTTACAAGGAGAAAAAACAGTACTATATGTAACACCAACACAAATTCTATATTCTACAGACACACCTGTTACTCATGATGGTACAGGGTCTATAAGATATACAACTAAATCATCATTTGCAGTTGGAGAAATTAATTCAATTAAAATATCTAATGTAGGATTGGATTATAATAAACTTCCTATTGTTACTGGTATTATTAATGCTGATGGTAATGTTGATACTACAGTTAAATGTTATTTGTCAAGTAATGATATAGGTCTTCCTACAAATATTAAGATTATTAGTAATGGTGGATTGTATCACAATGATGACAGTTTAAAATCTACATTTAGATCAAACTACGTATTTACACTATCTAATTTCAATCAGAAACCATTTAGTGTTGGTGAAACTATTATTCAAAAATCTGGCACAGTAGAAATTGCTAGAGCAAGAGTTACTTCATGGACAGAAGGATCTAATATTCTTGTGGTTGATAGAGTTACAGGCATTTTTAGAAAAGATCAAGATATTATTGGTCTTGCAAGAAATCAGACTGCTAATTTAAAAAACATTAGTTTTACTGAGTTCTCTCCTATTATTCAAACAAATTTTGATAACATAGGATTCTATGGTTCTGATGCTGGTAAGGTTAGTGATGCAAATCAGAGAATCCATGATTCTTACTACTATCAAGATTTCTCATATACAATTAAGTCTAAGACTTCTGTAGATACTTGGAGACAACTCATCAAAGAGACAACTCATCCAGCAGGATTTCAGTTGTTTGGTGAAGTTGTAATTGAATCTGAAGTTGATGCAAAGATGACTGATAACACTGCTACTAGCAGAGTTTCAGTAATTCAAGCATGGGATCCAACCAAAAATAAAATTACTGTAGAGAGTATAAGAAAACAGATTACACAAAACATCATTTTGATGGACAATCTGAATGTTGAGAAAGGTGTTGGATCAGTTGCTCTTGATGTACTTAATACAAGTGAGATTCTTGGTGAAGAAGTTAAACTAAACGCATCATTCAATGGTGCATTTGGTAATAAAGGTAATAGGGAGGGTCAAAAACAATTTACTCTTGTTGATAGTAATAACAATGCAATTAGACCATTTAATAGTCAGGCATTAGTTGTTACTCTAGATGGTATATTACAAGAACCAGGTAAAGCATATACTATTAGTAATGATAATATTACATTTGCTGAAGCACCACTAGAAGGAGTTTCTTTCTATGCTAAGAAGTTCCAATTTAAAACTAACGCTTTAAATACAAAGTATCTAAAGAAAATTAGAAATATATTCCAAAGAAATGGTAGATGGTTAGATGCTTCTAATCAAATTGAAAGAAACAAAGAGTTTATTCAAGAGTCAACTCTTGCACACATAAAAACAGTTCATCCTACACTTGCTTGGAACTCATTAAGTACAAAATG